TCAAAGACGTTATGGCAAACGTATCTTTTCGAGAATTTTCAAAGGCGTAGGTCAAGAACATGTTTATCAATTTAAAAATAGGACAGATGAAAGGATGAATTTATGGAACTAGAAGAAATGAAAAGAGTTCTAATTCAATTAGCCGATGACATTGTTATGGGAACATATGAGGCTAACGGAATGGGTTCAGAATATGCACGAGGTGCGTCAGATGTTGCACTTGTGATGAGACGAGTTGCAGAAGGAAAATTTGACGAAGCTTGGAACACCGAAACAATTGTAATCCTTGACGCGAACGATTTAAAGGAGAAAGCATGAACGAATTAGAAATCAAAATCCTAAATTTTATCAAAAATCGTGGTAGTTTTAAGCAACCAGTACCACTGAAAAAACTGAAATCTGAGTTTAATATCAGCGAGCGCAGCGTCAAAGAAATCGTTGAACGTCTAAGATGTGAATTTAAACAGCCGATAATTGCAAGTCGTAGAACGAGACGCGGTGGTTATTACTTGCCGAAAAACGATAGGGAACGCAATGTTGGGCTATTGCCATACAAAGAACAGATTTTGACATCGCAGAAAACCGTGACAGCTATCACATCGGTTGACCTTGCAGAATACTGGAAAGGCTGGCAAGTATGAAAGAACGACTTATCCAGCAATTTGAACAAAGCTATTATAGCTACTCAAACGAGGTAAGAGCTATGTTGTTAGAGCTTAGCGAAGAAGAATTAGTTAACAAGCTAGCACGAGACAGCAAGATGTCTCAAATGAAAATGATTGTATTTTGAGGTAGAAAAATGAAATATAAAAAAGGTGATGACGTTTATTTAAAAGGGCAAATTGTAGGCGTAAGTTCTTGTAGTGAAGTTTCTTATCCTTACGAGGTGCTGATGGCAGATGAATTTATCGACGTAAGAGAAAAAGACATTGTTTCTGTTAACGAGCCAGAAAAAGCAATATTAAACGAAGAGGAAGCAGAATGGCTTGAGAGACTTAAAAAATGTCCAGGACAATCTAAAATCTGTGACACTCTATATTACGTTGCAAGAGCTGGCTTCGGATTTGGTTTCTCTTTCCGTAGTGAAGGCGAAGAAATAGAGCTTGATACATTAAAGTTGACACTTAACGAATTTAAAAACTTGAAAGAGCGCCTCGTTAAAGCATTAATTTACGGCTATGAAGTCAAGAAAGAGAAGTTGTATACAGTGTTTCAACCAGCAACTAATGAATTCCTCTATACTGAACCTAGCGGAAGCTTAAGAAGCGATGCTGTTACTTGGACGTATGCTGCAGAAACTGAAGAATATCATTTTACACAGCAAAAACTTGAAGAATTACATTATTGGGCTAACCCAGCTTTTGAAATCAAAGAGGTGAAGCAATGAAGAAATATTACGTATCTGGAAAATATGACGGTGTCGATATTGGAATGGAAGTTGAAGCGCCAAATCAATATATGGCTGTTTATACTTTCATCGATGAAGTATCATCGAAAGTTCGCGATATAATGTCAAAGATTTTCGTTTCAGGAGTAGAAGAGGTGGAGCTATGAAAGATGAAAATTTAGAGTATCTATCAACTAAAATTAGACGTTCGCAAGACAGATATGTTCATAGCCAGATTGATTTATTTGACAGAATTTTGGCGCAAGTTGAAAAGAAGTATGGGATTGCTATGAGCGCGACTATGTGTAATGAAATCGCAATTGTGATTTATCAAGGTTATATCTTATCAGACATTGAAGACGCGATTAGAAACGGACAGTTTGAATGATAATTTTAGAAGATAATTTTGAGCAGTCATATTACGACAGAACAAGTGACTATCTAAATCTTGCGATTGAATACGGTGAAATTATCAATCAATATCAAGATAAGATAGTGAGCTTAAAGCAAGAAAACAAGCGCTTGAAGCGTGAAATTTGGAATTTGAAGAAAACGAAAGGAAAACGAAAATAAAATGATAGTAAAAAATCAGAATAAAGATAAATCGTTTCTTCGTTTTGAAGCTTCGACAAAACAAAAAGAATATCTTGAGCTTTTAGCCAAAATTAGAGGTATTTCAAGACAAGAACTACTTACACAAGTTGTTGAACACTTTATTGATAACAACCTTCAACTTATCCAAAATTATAAAAATGAGCTTGAAGAACTAAACAATAGAACTAGTGAAGAAATAAAAATGCAAGGAGAATGAAATAATGGCAAATCAAATGCAAGTATCACACAAGGACTTCTTTAACAGTCCAGCGGTCAAAAACAAGCTTAGCGAAGTAGTTAGCGGGAAAAGCGACCAGTTCATTGCTAGTCTGCTATCAATCGTAAATAACAACAAGCTTTTAAGTAATGCTGATAATAACTCAATTTTAACTGCAGCAATGAAAGCAGCGACTTTAAATTTACCAATTGAACCAAGTTTAGGTTTTGCCTACATTGTGCCTTACAAACGACAAGCACAATTTCAGCTTGGTTACAAAGGACTTATCCAGCTGGCGATTCGAAGCGGTCAAGTTAAGAATATTAATAGCGGTGTAATCTACAAAGCACAATTCAAATCATATGACCCGTTATTTGAAACGCTAGAGGTCGATTTTAGCCAACCAGAAGATGAAGTAGCAGGATATTTTGCGACGCTTGAACTGTTAAATGGTTTTAAAAAGTTGATTTATTGGACGAAAGAACGTGCTTATAACCACGGCAAACGTTTCTCAAAGAGTTTTGGAAACAGTCCTTGGCAGACTGATTTCGATGCAATGGCTCAAAAAACTTTATTAAAACAGATTATCAGCAAATATGCACCACTTAGCACCGAGTTGCAAGAAGCAATCACAGCCGATAATGAAACCGAAGACGAGAAAGCAGCACCAATTGACGTAACACCACAAGAAGAAAGTCTCACAGACTTGATTGGTGAAATCCCAGAAGAACAAGTGCCAACTGCCGACCCAGAAACAGGCGAAATTCAAGAAGAGCAAACAGCCTTATTCGACCAACTCGGAGATTTGACAGATGACTAAAGACTTGCTTGGTAAAGATTATTATAGCCTTGAATCAGCAAGGACTTACTGGTCTGTCTCGCAAGTTAAACGATTTAAAGAATGCGAAGCTAGAGCGCTAGCAGAGCTTAACGACGAATGGAAAGATAAGCGAGATAAGACGGCTTTACTTGTAGGTAATTATGTTCATAGTGCTTTTGAAAGTAAAGAAGCTCACGAAGCGTTCATTGAGAAAAATAAAGAATCAATCTTTAAAAAGAATGGCAGCTTATACGTACCGTTTGAAACAGCAGAAAATATGATTAACGCACTTGCGACAGATAAGAACTTCGTAGCTCTCTATCAAGGCGAGAAAGAAGCTGCTGTAACAGGTGATATTGCAGGCGTTGAATTCAAAGGTAAGATTGATTGTTTAAACGTCGAACACGGCTACTTTGTCGACATTAAAACCACAAAAGGCCCAATTGATGATGAGGTCTGGGTTAAAGATAAAGACGGCAACAATTATAAGGTTCGCTGGTTTGAAGCGTATGGTTATATTTTGCAAATGGCGGTCTATAAGACAATGCTTGAAGCGAAATACAACAAACCATTCGAACCAATCATCTATGCAGTTACGAAAGAAAGTCCGAGCGACACACGAGCTATTCGTATTCAAAATATTGACGCTATTCAAGACGAATTGAACGAGCTAGCTAAGATTATCAAACATTTAGACGACGTCAAGCACGGCAGAGCGCAAGCAAAACCATGTGGGCATTGCGAGTACTGTAGAGAGAAGAAACTCACAAAACGAATCGAAATTTATTAAAAAAACAACGTGCCGCGAACCACGAAAAAAGCGAGCTAGAAAGTACGTGTCGGTTAACAGGACGGCATGTAAAGAATTTCAGCGGGCACAAGCCTTACTCACACTCACATTTTAAATGTGTCCGCTTTTGATTTTTGAGGATATAAAAATGAGCAAAATTTTAGTACCAAAAACAGACTATCTAGTTGAAATTGATGAAATTGCACGAGCAATCTCAATTCTCGGAAATCCCAATTGGGAAATCACAGCTTCTTTTGAAACGAAAGAAAATCAACCAAGTTTAGATGAAAACGGTGATTTATTTGAGCCGATTTATAAATTAAACTTACGAGCTATTCCAAAATTTAATTTAGAGCTTGAAACATCAAGTCAAGCTAAAGATTTGAAAAAAGAACTTGCTGAAATTCAAGCATTATTTGAATTTATCGAAGAAAATAAACGAAACTTCTTTAATATGTTTGAGTTCAAAGGAGTTTTGGAATGAGATTTGTAATTCCTATTGAGCCAAAACCGCAAATGAGACCTAAAAAAGGGAAATTCGGGATGTACGAAGACCCAAAAATGAGAGCTTGGCGCAAGCAATGTTCAGCGCTGATTGAGCAGGTCTATAATGGACCGTTCTATGATGGACCAATCAAAGTAGATGTCATCTTTTATATGAAAGCACCGCAAACCATTGCTAAGCAGCCTACACCACGGGCTAAAGCGAGCACTTTGGAAAGATTTAAGAAGTACGTTAGTGAGCTGATGTGGCACTTCAAGAAACCCGACATTGATAACCTTGTCAAAGCTGTTTTCGACAGTATTTCAAATGCAGGCTACAACAAAATTGATAAAAAAGGCATTGTTTGGTCTGACGATAACATCGTCTGTGATTTGAGAGCTAGAAAGCTATATAGTCCAGAACCACGTATTGAAATTGAAATCGA